TTTCAACTCCAAATCGCGAAAAAGTTTTGTATTGGTAGTTTTCGATTGATTTGAATTTTCGGTTTTGCTCTATTGCTTCAATAAATTCCAACATTAGTTTTTGCATCGGTTTTACAACTTGCTCTCTATGGTCTGCGGTGTAATATTGAGAGGGGTCTGTTTCATCAAGGAAAAACAAACGTATATCCATTTCCTTTTCAATACTTGAATTTCGCCCAAATCCATTCTCACTTATAACCTCCAATAACCAAACCAATGGTAGTTTATTGTTTAGGTTATTACTAACCATAGTCCACTCGTTATTAGTAGCTCGTTTAGTGCCTGTAATGAAAAATAAATCTTGTAAATAAATAGTTCCGTTTAGCGTTGTTTCGCCCACTAAAGGCGTTGCAACTATATAGCTATCAGTTACTAATTCATTAATTAAATACTCTACATTTTCAGCATCTTTTACGATTTTACCAACACGCGCCCACTTAGTATTACAAACCATTGTTCTACCTGTTAAGGGGTCATAACTCCCTTTTATGGTGTTATCAATGGCTTGTACTAACTGTTTAACGTATTCGCTTGCTTCTATCATAACCAATATGCTAAACCTATTTTTACTCCGTTAAATTTAAGATAATCACTACTATTGTCGCAAATAAACTTCTGTATTGCCTTGTAAGTCCTTACACTATCGTTATACCTTGTATAAATCATAGTGTTAAGTGTGCTTACATTCTCGGAATTTTCACCCATTTGGCGCACATTTCCACTTACTGCAACAACGTTGGTTAAATCCTTTAAATATTGGAAATAAACAAAACCTTTAATCATTTCAATCATTCCCTCCGAAATATAAACCCCACAGTTAATTTCATCATATTCGAATGGCTCAAACAACGCTAAATATTTAGCATCTTGTGGCACTCCAGCAACTAAATCGGCTTCAAACAACTTAAACAACTCTACACCTAGCAATTTCACTAAGTATTGTCGCTCGTATTTGTCAATATAAGCCTGAATTTTAGCAGTTTCGTACATCCCGCTATGCAGTTCATACTTACCTTTGCCGAAATCCGAATATGTGATATTTAGTAGGCTCATAATTTAGTTAGGATAAATCCCCCGAATTAACAGGGGATTTGGTTTTTTTCTTTTTTTTACCTTTACAATCTTCGCACTCTTCGCAGTTTGAACAATCGGATAAAACCGCAATCGAGTTCATTAACATGAAGTAAGAAACTTGTTCAGTTACCTCGATAACCTCACCTTTCTTTTTTCCATTATAATCTCTTATTAGTTTTACCTTTTTCATGTTCTAAGGAGTTACAACTACTGTGATATCTTCTAAAGCCTGAGCAATATCACTACATTTCATGAACGCATCTTGGTTAATTTGCGCTACATGGAATTGGATACGCTCAACAACTTTTAACGTAACAATTTCATGTTCGAAATTATCGTTGTTTTCGTAACTCATTTCTAAAGTCGCGCCTTGTCTATCCAAAATCTCGCCCTTAGTGCTATCAAACACGTATAAAGTGTTAGCTACTACCAATGGGCTTGTAACGATACGCATACCATTTAAAACACCATCTCCGCTCATTACGAAATTAGGTAATAAATAGTCGCCCTCGCTGTTCTTTTGGTGCATGAATTTAACGTAATCGTTATAGTTCATAACAATAGTATCAGCGTTCCAGCTGTTTTCTTGCCCAAAAGTATAAATTTGCGCTTTCATTGCAGCAGTTAATTCCGCTAAAGTTGCACTTTGGAATGCACCAGTATAAGGAGCTAAAACGTTTGCAGGGTCAAACTCGGAAGCAATTGTATCGATGGATAAAATGTTAGTTGAACCTAACAAAATTTCGCTATCTTCTTTTAATTTAACTGACTGGTTAACTAATTGCTCGATTTCGCTTGCCACAAAAAAATAGTCATCGACCATGTCAAGGCAAATGTCCACCATGTCCCTAACCTTCTGAATTTGCACCGTTCTAGTAACCCACGTTTTTTTCGTGTTACTTGTTGAAGTAGCGCAGTTTACAACAACTTTTGCGTCTCTAGTAACTGTGTCCTCTTCACGGTATTTTACATACTCAGTTGAAACAGGAACACGACGGAATAAATCAATAATCCTAGTCGCTCTTACAGGCTTAAATACCGTGTTGGGCAAGAAAACTGCATAATCGGTACGTGTACCAATATCCGACGGGTTTTGTTGTGCTTTAATAGCTAATTCAAACTTTTTGTTTGAAGATAAAGCATCTTTAATTTCAGCCGATTTTTCAGCTAAAATGTTAGCTAAAGATTTAGCAACATTAGGAGCGTTTTTAGATGCTTCTTTAAAAGCTTTAATTGAACTTTCCAATTCAACTACTTTTGCTTTCAATTCATCCGAACCGCTGTTTTTTTCTGCTAAGGATTTAACCGCTTCTAACTGCGATTTAACCGCGTCTAATTCTGCCTGAGGTACAAAGCCTTTGGTAGCTTCTGCAATTTTACCCTCAAATTTTGCCACCACTTGCTCGGGTGTTAATTCATTTTCCATTTTTTAAAATTTAAGTTTTACAATAATTTATTTAATTTGTTCCAATCAAATGAGTGTTTACTATTAACTTGCTCAGCTATTTCGCTCTTGGAACTTGTAAGCGGTGGCATCATTGCAAGGTCAATTAAACGACTATTCAAATATTTTAATTTCATTTCTAAATTGTAAAGGCGTTCATCTGTTCCCCTACCATTTATTAACGATTTTGTAACAATGTCAATTTCTTTACTTATTTTTTCTACTAACTCAATTTTGTTTTCGGATTTTCCAACTGCTAAAACCTCTGTATCAGGCATAGCCCCAAAAGTAACCGCCGAACCCTCAAATAATTTAACCTCAAATATTTCAAAGTTTTCACCAACTTGTCTAATTTGCTCTTTAATATAATTAAATCCGATTGAATGTTCATTAATTATTCCCTCTTCGTAATCCCTTAAGGCGTCCTCACCTTTAGTTGATGTTGATAATTTACCAACTCCAAACAAGCCTAAATCATCTTCTTCCAATCGTATGAATTTACCGATTTGGTGTTCCCAATCGTGATAACGTAGAAAAGCTATCTTCCTATTGCTCGAACTATCCACCCCCCTATCTTTTAAGCTTCTTGTAAATGCACCTTTTTTAATAATATCTCTATCACTATCCAGTACATCAAATTTGCTCAAATACATAGCAACTTCACGCTTTCCGAGTGAAATATCTTTCATTTCGGATAGGCTTTTAGTCGTATAGTGGTTTAAATTTCTATTCATTTATCAAAAGTATTTGCACAAATTTAGGTAAAAATACGTAATTTTACCAAAACAATTAAAAAAATATTATGCAAAATACTTTTTGGACTTCATTATTCGGCGCAACATCGGGCAAAAACGATAATTTAATAAAAATGATGCAACGAAATATTAACCAATTTTGGGGGAATACTAAACCAATGTGGGTAGATACTTCAAAGCCTTATGAGTTGTATATTACTATTCCCGAATTAAGGAGTGTAATTAACAAACGTGCCTTAATGATGTCGAGCGGTAAGCCTGTATTATGTGATAAAGAGGGTAATGTAATAGAAAACCATTGGATGCTCGATTTAATCAATCAACCAAACCCAACACAAAGCTGGTCGGATGTTATTTATAGCTTAAGCGTTAACGATGGCTTGTTTAACAATTCATTCGCTTACTGCCCTGTTCGTTCGTTTAATTTGCGTAATTTAATCGTTCCATTACCAGCAAACAAAATTAAAATAGTTGGTACGGGTAAATTCCTAGACCAAATCGATAAAGCTGGTTTAATTAAAGAGTTCCAATTTTACTACGATAATAATAAATACGATACTATCGAGCTTAAAGATATGGTGTACATGAATACCCCCGACGGCATCAATTTAATCAATGTTGAAAACAGGATAGAAACGCTTAAATATCCATTATCTAACATCATGGCGTCTTACAACAAGCGAAATGTTATCCTTGAAAATATGGGTGCTATCGGTATTTTATCAAGTAAGAAATCGGATATGGGTGGCTCTTTGCCTATGACCCCCGAAGAAAAAGATGAAATACAAAAAGACTGGGTTAAACGAAATAAAGATAAATTGGTTATGACTGAAGCCGATGTTAGTTGGACGCCTATGAGCTACCCTACTAAAGATTTGATGTTGTTTGAGGAATTAACAGAAGATAAAATAGCTATCATTGACGCGTACGGTTTAAGCTACAATTTATTTTCAAATGTAAATGGTGGTACTTTAGCGAATGGAAATGAGGTTAAACAAGCTATGAGAATGGCTTATCAAGATACGATTATCCCTGAAACGGAACAAATGTATACAACTATTAGCCAGCAATTAGGATTGTCCGCGCAAGGGTTGTATTTAAAGCCTGATTTTTCGCATATTGCGGTGTTACAGGATGATATGAACTTAAAAGCACAAGCTTTAAACTCAAAAGCGGATGCGCTTAATAAGATTATAAACGCGGGGGTTATTTTGACTGAGGAAGAAAAACGCGCTATTATTGGAATAGCTTAGGGAATAAACCTTTTAAAAACATTGATAACCCAGCTAAACAGTCGGGTGCATCGTCGTGCTTATTCTTACCCTCTTTACTAAAGCTTTCTATATTACTAATAAATTGGTGGTAATTTATATTGTTAATCTCTAAGAAGTGGAATGAGTTAATTATAAAGGCACTCTCCATAATTATCCGTGTAATCTTATTAGTAGTGTTGTTAACCTGTAATATTTGCGTTTTAGTAAGTTTCTGCAATTGCCTACTAAACATTGCCCCCATGTTGTTGCTCTCTACCCTACAATACTTAACCCCCCATTGATTTAATTTTTCAGCGCACAAAGGTAGTGTTATATCGGTGTTAGCTTGCGTAAATACATAGTCAACAATATACACTTGATTGCCGATTATTCCACCAATTGCCATAGCTGTAAAGTCTGCACCCTGGTCGCTCACATCAATATAACCCACATATCCCTCTATCTTAGTTTTATCAATAGTTTGCACCTTTTTTAACC